TAATTTGTATTGGTTTTAAGGATATCATCAAGCATATCTACAACACCATTTTTAGCTTCGTTAGATAAAACCTGTAAAGTACCAGAATCTATACTTGTTCTTTCTTTAAGGGCTGACTCTAAATAAAAATCGTCTACTTTTTTTCTAAACTCTCTTAATACCAAATCTAAATTATTAACATTTGTTTGCGGTATTCTTTTTCTTTTTTTAACAACCTCTGTTGCAGGCATACCAAACTCATCAACAATCAATATATCTTCATCAACCTTTGTATCAGGAGCTTTTGTTAATCTTCTTTTTAATTTTATAAGCTCATTATAAACAGGACCGCTATCACCGCCTTGTGCTATTCTTTCATCAATATTATCTAAAAGCTTTGTTACTTGACTTTCATTAACAAACTCTTTATTTGAAACAGTATAACCAGCCTTTTGCGAGGTTATTGTTCTTTCGTCTTTTGCTGTTTTTAATGCTTTCTTTGAAGTGGTACCAATATTTTGTAGAGCATCATCTAAATATTCTGGTTTTTCTGCTAATTCATCCATCAATCTATTAGCAATATTTTTTAATTCTTTTGGCCTATCTTTTAAATAATTAAACATAATTTGACCGCCTTTTTCAGTTCCATAAATGTCAGCAGCCAATCTTTGTATTACTTTGTTATCTATTAATTCTGGAGCTGTTATTTTTACAGAATTACCAAACTTATCTTTAATTTGTTTTTCTAATAATATTGCAGCACTAAGCTCAGCATCATCAACTCCTTTTAACGCTTGGTTTGCTATTTGTGCGGCCCTACTAGGACTTGTTAAATATCCAGTTATACCACCAGTTGCTAGTGTTAGTGGTATTTGAGCAGCAAGCGGTGCGCCTGCTTGTTCTAAGCCAAATTGTGTTGTTCCAGATGTTGTACCTATTGCAGCGGCTTGTGCAAGACCCTTTCCTGTTCTAGCTATAGCAGCTCCTGGTGTTATAAACTCAGATAATGTTTCTGCATATTTTCCTAGTGGAGTTTTTGACTCATATTTTGTTACTGCTTCTGCGCCTGGTATTTGTTCAACAACATCTGTTATTTGTTCATAAGTTGGCATATAACCACCAAATAATTTTTCTGTTATTGGCTGTGTTGTTAAAGACGGTAATGGTGAGGCCATGCTCCTAAGATTTCTTAGTGCTTCAAAATATTTTGTAATAGGTTGTTTTTTGCCAATATCTTCTGGTTTTGGTGTTGGTGTAACAAGAGCTTCAAGACCTCTTTCAAGCATACCAGGCAAACCTGCTGTACCAGCTATACCCTTATAAGCACCAGTTGCTATTGATCTTCCAATATCAACTGCTCGTTCTTTTCTACTTAAAGGTGTTGGTTGTTGCGCAGCAATATATTCCTTCGCTTTTGCAGTAGCTTCAGCCTGTTTACCTTCATCACCCTCAATCTCTAAAATTGAACCGTCAGGCAATTCAAATTCATATATTACTTGTGCCATTTTATAACTTTATTCTAACTCTTGGTATGCCGTCTGTTGTTTGTGTTGTTTGTGTTGCTGGTATTTGTTGTTGCATATATGGATTTACAAAAGGAGGTATTGGAGTTGCAAATATGCTTTCTATCTCTGTTACATATTTATTAAAATCTTCTTGTCTTTCAGGCATCAAGTTTGATCTGTAATTTAATCTAGCTTTTTGATTTTCCAATGCTAGTGTTACATCTCCTGAAATTCTATTAGCAACCTCTTCTAATACTTGTATTCTTCCTTTTGCACCAACTCCCCCACTAACAATATTTAACGCATTTTCATAATCTTTATCAGACAATCCTCTTCCCTCTTGACCTCTGGATGCAGCAAACAAATATGCCAAATCTCTAATTTTTGATTCTAACACAGCATTTCCACCAGATATTTCTTTAATTCTTTCTCCAAAGTCTCTTTTGGTATCGTGTGCTATAAAAGTTCCAGATTGTTGTTGTTGGTTATAATCAGCATTAACATCTGGATTTTGTTTTGCATATTCTCCAATTACAGCACTTACATTTTGTTCTAAAGCATCAACAAACTGAAACAACCCACCAGCAGCAAGAGCTGCTGTTGGCTCTTCGTACATTTTATCTGCTGTTGATTGGATTGCGTTTACAAGCTGTATGGTTGCATCATATTGTTTTTCATAAGGTTTAATTTCTGGGCTTATAAAAATATCAGAACTTTTTGTAAGTGTTTTTGTTTGTGCTGTTTTGGTGTCTGTAGGCAATCTAGTAAGCTTCGCATCTTTTGGTAATGTTCCAGCTTGTTGCTCTTTTACAAAATCTCTTTCTGTAATATTTCTAATAAAATTATCATTAGCATCAACCATTTGTAATATTTCTATTGAGCCAGCTTTTTCTCCTGATGGAGCTGATAATGGAACTATTTGTTTATCAGAATCTGCTTGAACAGCAGCAATGCCTTCTGCATCTGTTTTTAAAACAGTACCAATTACCCTACCAGCCTTGTTACTAAATATACTAAACCTTTCTACTGAACCAGTTTTAGGAGTACCAGCAAACATTCTAGGGTCTAAACCAGCTTGTATAAGTTTTATTTGGTTGGCATATCTTGGGTCTTGTCCAAGTTGTTGTAATAATTTATCTTGCTCTGCTTTTTGCTGTTGTTGAGCTATCATTTGCTGTCTTTGCAAAACACCTTGAGAAGGATCTTGACCTCTTAAAACGTCTGATAAAGCAAGCATCATATTTCCAGCTCTTTGCCTTCTAACCATTGGGTCTACCTGCGGCACTTGTGGTGTCTGTGGTATATTCATAGAATTTATTTGATTATTTGTTTTATCAATATCATCAAACAAGCTTGTGTTTATAAATGGTTGTTTATTTAAAATTGTCATATAAATTTCCTAAAGTTCTACTACTCAGGTAAAAAACCAAATGGGTTATATCCACCAGTCCAAGCCGAACCAAGTAACCCAGTTGCGCCGCTAAGTATTCCGCCTAATCCAGGTGATGATTGTGTTGCTTGTGTCTGACCAACTAACTGAGGCATCATTCCTAAACCTTGGCCTAATAAACCTAATGAGTATGCTGGATAACCCTGCTCTCTCATAAACTCTTGGAAAGCAAAGTCTTGTTCTTGTTGTCCTAATCCTCTTGATAAAGCACCGTAGCCACCGAGTAATCCTAAAGCTTGTTGCTGTCCACCTAGTAAGCCACCTAATAAACCAGCTTGTTGCTGACGGCTTCTTAGCTCTAATTCTGGTGCAAGCATGGCCATCTGTTGTTGTCTTGCTATATCTGACTCAGCCGCGCCCAGCGCCTGCTGATAGCCTGCTTGTCTTAAACCAGCAGCTGTTTCTGCGGCAGCCTGTGCATAAGGCTTGGTAGCTTCTGTCTCTAACAGCGCTGACCTAGAGCCACCAAAAGCCCCAGCGCCTATCGCTGCCTCTTGCGCTCTTTGTTGTGCCATTTCAGACTGTTCTTGTATATCCTGCATTGCAAGATCTATAACTTGTTGTTGATATGGTGATTGATATGCACCTATGTCTACATCTAATAAAGACTGCACGTCTCCCATTTGTGGAGCTGCTTGACCAGCCAATGCTTGTAGCTGTCCTGTTGGGTCATAACCAAAAGCACTACCAAATAAACCTTGTATTCCTGCACCCATTTGCATTTCTTCTGGAGACATGCCAACGAATCTATCGCCTGTATAACCTGCAAATGGTATATCAGATGCCTCTTTAGCACGCTGATAGTAGTCCATATACAAGTCTTTCTGCCAATCTGGTAGAGTTGCTTCTTGTGTTGTTGTTGTTTTTCCTTTACTCATAAGTCTTTTCTAATTAGATATTCTGTTTCAAATCCTAGATGTTTTAGTTTCCTAGTCCATCCTTTTCTGCCTCCGCCGTAGAGTCTTTTGACTCCACACGCTTTGGCATAATCTTCTATGTGTGGCAACATTACCTCTAATTCTTTGTAATCGCCACCACAAAATAATAAATTCATTGCAGTGTGTTGCGGGAATACTACAAATTCTGTTACAAAAGCAGAGTTTTGTCCTGCCCATAATAAGAATATTCCTTCATCTATTTTAGCTTCTATATCATCGATTGTATAGGAGTCTTGATATTTTATAGCCTTTGCTATAAGAGGCCTACACTTAATCCACTCTTCTTTCCAAGACTTTTTAATCGCCTTTTGCATATTCTACAATACTTATAATTACACTTAATTTGTTTGCATGAGAAGCTGTGCAATTTATAATTTCTCCAGCTGTTAATATCAAACTTCTAGTTAATAATTCAGTTGTTGCGTGTGCGCTTATATTAAATTGCGACCATAATGTATGCACTACTGAATCATCACTTGTCATAGTAAGAGTAAAATTTGTTTGTTGACCGCCATCTTCTGTTACCAAAATTGATTCAATAATAGCAAAATCAAAATCATTGCCTGTGGGTGCTGTATATATTAAAGTTGGATTTGTTGTAGTTAAACTAACAGTAGCATTAGTTGCCCTTTGTATATATTGTCTTTGTGAGGATAAATCCATTATCGTTTACCTCTTGTTTTTATGTCTAATCTTATATTGCCAACTTGGAAGTCTTGGGTTAAAGAACCAGTCACTGTCATAGATACCTGTCTTGCTGTAAACCTTGCATCGGTATATCCATCTGATTCAAAGGTAAAGTTACCAAAGTCTGTTTCTGTACCCAGTGGTGTGTTCTTGCCTTTAAAACCTATTGTAATGCCTGGTAAGCTATTGGATTCTTCATCTGGTAGTATTTGATTAACCTGTGCTAATTTGTCGCCATTGCCAATCTCAAGCGGTCCTGTGGTGGCAAATGGAACTTGGTCACCTAAGTTTGGAGAGTTAAACAACGGTCTTTTATCATGTTCATATACAAAGCCATTAGAGTCGCAAGACAAAGGATGATTAAATACGCCTTGGTCTACCCAACAACTTCTATTCATAGAGCCTATACTCCAAACATTGTCTATATAGTTCCATATAACATACTTGTTAGGTGATAGTTGGTCTACGTCTCCCACAGGGAAAAACCACCATATCTCATTAAAATCTATGTTATGTGTACCAAATGTAGATTGCTGTGTATTAACCTGTATGTTGTCAAAGATGTAGTCGTGTACGTCTGACTTTAACTCTCTGACTGTGCC